CATCTTCTTTGGCTCGCATTGTTGCATGAGAAGCCTTCCCGCTCATTGGGGCGCTTGATCCGGGAAAAGTTGAAGGAGGTGTAGGGGGTAGCACCTGCGTAACCACCCCCCAAGCTGCACCAAACGCAAGGCCCCAACTCTTGCCCCATGCGCTTGCCATTTACGCTGGCCCCCACGGATCGCCTTCAGTGCCTGCGCCAGCAACAGTCTGACCTTTGACGCTGCGCATGTCTGCACCCGGTCGCCACTGACGGGGACAACCCCGCCTGACCAAACAGTTGTGTCACTGGCTACGCCAGACTTGAGGGTGTAAATGTTGGCCATTTAGGTTACGGTTTTACTGCGGCGCAACGGATGCGCCAAACCCCGACGCGAAGGTGTGATACCCTGCCACGGCACCGGCAAGCGTGCCCGTACCAGACGCCAAATACAGTGCTGCTTTGGGGGTTTCGCCGTCGAGGGTGGCCGCCATAGCAACCTGTTTTGATAAAACGTGCGCCGACTCTTTCACGGTTTCGTCCCCGAGGTAGTAGCGTAAGGTGAGATTTGTGAAATCTTTGGTATCCAGCCACTCGGACTCAAAACGCAGCGAAGATTCGGGCAGGTTGCCGTGGCTGGTGAAGATCAGGGGTTCGGTTCTGTCTGATAGAGGCATTAGCTGCTCCAGATGATTTCTTGAAATGATTGTAGCAGAATCCGCTGATCAAACAAGGTTTCCGCCTACGTTTCGTATGTGGTAGTTGTGCTGACAATCTCATCCTTGGTGTCTCGCTGTACAGTCTGCACAGCCTTTGACGGGTGAGTGTTATTCACGATGACTTCTGACGGCTTTACGTCATTGTTGATCGTGACAGGTGTAGGAGCAACCTTTACCGTAATAGGTGTTGGAGATACGGCCATAGTGATCGGTGTTGGTTCGACTGTGACGTTGATCTCTGGTGCGACAGGATGCACATCTACCTGCACATTCGCAGGAGCAAGGTTTACTGTGGCAGGGGCTACGTGCACGGTTGTGGGTTCGACTGTCACTTGTGCAGGAGCTACGTTCACTATAGGTTGAGGTATGTGTACCGCAAGTGGTGTCGTCAAATTTACGATATGCTGAGGAGGCGTCGGGTCTTGTGGGGTTACAGCTTGTGGGATGGTAAAGTCTGTATCTTCCAAGTCGTAATGCTTTTTCAGGTACTTCCCTGTGAAGGACAGAATACCAGAATTCGCAAGCATTGTGTCTCTATTGACGTCTGCTTTGGGGGCCGCAGGCGTGTCTGGCTTACCAGTCACACTATTCTGTTTGCCCATGTTGGACGTCTGAGAAGTGGGGTTCGCAGACGTGGAAGTTGCGCTCTTGAAGAATGTTCCAGCTAAGGGTGTGGCCCCTTCTCTAGGCAGGTTGCCTGTGAGTTGTATGCAAGCCTCTTCGTCAGAGATCAGTCCTAGTGACAGTTGCTCTAGGATTCTGGACTGCTTCATGGCTTTGTAGGCTTCAAGCTCCCCTTGTGGGCGTAAGTCTAGGTCGTCGAACCGAAATTCCACTGTAGTATCTTGGCCGAGTAAGCGAACAGCTTGTGTCAAAGCTCTTGAATACAGGACATTCAACTTCCTACGAATGACATCTGCATTCTTCAGGAACAGCATGGAACTCGTGGTGGCTGCAGAGCCGTTAGCGTCCCTGCCCAAGACTGCTGGCAAGGTTTTAGCGCCTGCTGCAAGCTTTGACTCCAGCAATTTCTGCACTGTAGAGAGTGTGTCTGCGATGTTGGTAGAAGCCCCTTGGCTGGATAGCAGGCTGTACTCTACGGAATCAAATCCGACAAGGGCATCGTCAGTTGCAAGCCCAGACATCGTAGATTGCAGCTCTGAGATAAGAGTGTTATAAAACGCAGCAAGCTTGTCAGAATCATTTAGAATATCTGGGGGCGTAGAAGCTTTAATCTTATCTTCTATAATGGTAGCTATCAAACGTGGTTGGATAACACGTTGCATAGAGCGCCGCAAGTCATTGAGAAAAGCTGCGTCTGCTAAGACTGCTTGTATGGCAGACTCAAACATACTAGAGCTGTATGGCGTAAGCAACGACTGGTCAATAGAGACTAGGAAGAATGTTGGGATGTCTAATTTTATCGTTTGGCCTCCAAGCTCCTGTATGACCGAGACTCCCCCATCTGGGTCTTCCATGAACTTCAACTTAGTCACACTAACAGCATTCAAGTATGCTGGGACTCTTGCTTTGTTCAACACAAGCTCTAAAGCAGCAGAGCCGTAGAGAATCAACTCTTTACCCAGAGACTCAGACAAGGATTGGATGTCTGATGAGCTGTTGTAGCCCAAAGTAGGATCTCCAAGGAAGGTAATACGGCGCAGAATCTCTTGAGCAAGTTTTGTAGCCTCTACATTTATAGCTCCGTCTGGGTCTCTCGAAATTACGGTGTAGGATTCTGGAATACCAGTTCGCAAGAAAGCGTTAAGTGTGCCTGCTAGGTCGGGTGAAGATGCTGCAAGGTTTCTGACAACTTCCCATGTAGATTGCCCAGACCTAAAATCCAGTAAATCTGTGCGGCTGAGATTCAGGTCTGATTTTTGTAAGGGCGAAGTTGCGCGAGCTACTTGGGTTTTGTAGCTTGCTAAACTTTGCTGCTTATTTGGGGCCTTCACAGGGGGGACAGGTGGTAATTGCCCATCGCCTGCAAAATAACTTGCGATTTTAGATATGAAGTTCACAGCGCCACCAAAGGTTTAAGTTGCCGGATAATATCACAACCCTCTGAAGGTGACAAAATTTTCATCTCAGGTTGCTCGACACCTCTCAACAATAGCTTCGTCAGTCACCCCTTTTTTATGCCACTTGCTTATCATTTGTTGCTTTATCCCAAGCACAGCGGCTGCATCTACAGCTAGCATAGTAACTCCGTCCACAACCATATGGACATTGTTTCTCCGGTTTCTGGCTTGGTCTTTAGGTATACTCCACCGGCAATTTTCTTTACTATACCCTAAATTGTTATCTACTCTGTCAATGCTGGTATTATTTGGGCGCTCTCCCATATCAAGCAGAAACTGTGGAAAGTTGTCAAGCCATTCTTTGCATATTGTAATTCCTCGCTCGCCGTAATCAGGATAGTCTTCAGAATTAGGGCTGTAACATCTGGCCCTCATAGACCTCCAGGTGTTATACTCTACGGTGTCACAGGCACCGTGTTTTGTATTGGCTAGTTTTATGGCATCTAACATATAGCAACCACATGAATTTGTATGGCCTGAAGCCAAATGGTCTCCGTCAACTACAGAGCTGTTACCACAGGAGCATAGGCATTTCCACATAACGCGCCGCCTAGAAACCTCTAGGCTTACTACTCTCTCCAATACAGTCAACCTAGAAAACACCTTGCCTGTTAGGTCTTTTGCCCTTAACACAGTAAGCAAACAACCACAGGATTTGACCCCACCTGACACTAAACTCCCACCAGTAACCGTTGTCTCATTTCCACAAGAGCACAGACATTTCCATCTAGTAGCGTTTGTAGCACCTCTCTGCGGAGCCCTCTCCAAAACTGTCAGCATTTCAAAGGTCTTACCTGTCAGGTCTTTAAGCCTTGATTGTCTGTTCTCTAAAGCCAAACAACCGCAAGACTTTGTAAGTCCTTTAGCGAGAAGCTTTCCAGAGACTGTCTTCTCTCCTCCACAGTCACAAACGCACCGCCAACTCACTAACCCTCCAGAATTTTCAGCTTGACTTTGTACAGTTAATCGCCCAAATTTCTGACCAACCCTATCAATAAAAGCACCCATCACGTTTCTCCAAAAAAGAAACCCTGAAACGCACTCCTCACCTTTTCAGGCGTTGACGGACTCGGTCAGTTCGAGCAGAAGTGCGTTTCAGGGTTTACTGACACAAAAATATCTCCGTCAAGAGATATTTGGATTGTATCACAAAATTCAGCTCCTCAACCGAAATTTGCTGACTAACCTCACACCGACCCCAGCAGCCCCTGCTGTACCAGCAGTACCTCTAAGAATCAACGCACAGTTTAGGTAAACCAAACTGTGACCGTAGTGGTCATTTTCGTCGCCTGTCTTCTCCCAAACCATAACAAGCTCGTTATTCTGATCGAACTTCTGAATACGCTTCATAGATTGCATTTGCATTTTCCAGTCATCGTCGTCATCTTGACTTGCAACCTTTAGCTTTCCTTCTTTAATAAGAGCAAGTGTGGCATCAAAGGCTGCGTTTCTGTTTATCTTAACAAGTCTCAAATCCATTTTCCCCTCTTTAGCGTCGGCTTCTTGCTGCTGTACTGTAAGGATGCTTGGATTTTTAGGGTTTGTATATATAGCTCCCCAAGAATTAGGGTTTGTACGGCAGATACGTGTAATTAGATCAGTGTACGGTTGTGAGTCGAAGACTGAGACTACTATTTTGTACTGGCTAGACAGCTTTCTAACTGTCTCTTCCAGCATTGTGTAGTGTATGAGTTGGCGATGTACCACTATGACTGTTCCGTCTGTATCGAGCCTGCCTACGGTAGCGTGGCACGTCAAACCGATGTCTACGCCTAAACAGTGTAAGGATGAGGAGTATAACGGAAAGGGTTGTAACGCCTTATCCAAATCACCTTCAGTAATAGCATCGTTCTCTTCCTGTGCAGTCAATCCGAGGGATTGATTTACGAACTCACTATACCTCGCAAATTTTGTGCTAGTTTGCACTAGGTAAGGTATGCTTATAATGTTCGGCGCAGAAAATGGAGATATGTAGTAAGCGTGGGCTTCAAAGTCTTCTGCATTGTTCTCACACACAAACTCTTGCCTTGAATGGTGCATATGCTGTGGCTTCCCGCATTTTGGGCAAGCAAGATATGCTTCCCTCCAGTTCGTCTCATGCAAGTTCCGTTTTGTGATGTCTCTGATTGAGTTAGTCCAGTCAGGTACAACTACGTCTTTGAAGAAGTCTGGCAAGTACCTATGTCCACAATGCTCACACTTCGATATGTGGCGGAAGCGTTTTGCAGTTTCTGCTTCTTTGGACACGCCAAACTTCTCAATGGTTGGTGTGCTAAAGATTTTTCGTATTTTGTGTGGCTTATGTTGCAAGCGACTAATGTAGACACTTGCTTGTGTAGTATCACTTGCATCAAATTCGTCGTGTATGATAGCGTTCGCTGGCACTGACAAGGCTTGAGTAGTTGATCTGGTGCCCTTGAAATAAATGTAGCTATTCTCATTAAAGCGCTTTATTTCTGAGTTGTTAAGCTCTGGATCAACAAGCCTCTTAACCTCCGGCGAACTCTGTATCATAGGGTTGATACGTGTAGCGCCTGCTTTTTCAGCGTCTCCAGAACTAGGGAACGTATAAATCGCCGTAAAGTTCTCTTGTGTGCATACTGCGGCTATGGCCCATCTGTATGCAAGTTCGCTCATCCCGATTTGTGCCGCTTTAATTATGATTTGAGTTTTCGCCGTATCCTTCAACAAGGGTATTTGGTATTCGTGGTTTTCAAAAGTGAACAAGTTTCCATCTAAGTAAGTGTACTTGCAGATGAAGCTGTCAAGGTTAGACAGGCTGTATTCGTCTTGTGCCCTAGATTTAAGCCGTTCAAGGTGTGCGGTGAAATCAGCACTTAGCAAGGTTTCGTTCATATAGTGTAAAGAATTTCTCTTGTTGACTCTGTGGCATAGTCTTAACCGTAGCGATCAAAGCATTCTCCATAGCCTTCACTCGCTCTGCAGAGTACAAGTCTGTTTGAGTTTTAGTGAGTTCTTTAAGGATGTTGGTGACTACTGCGTAGGTCTGTGCAATTTGGTTGGGTTGTACCTCGTACACATCTAAGCTCTGCAAGAACTCTTTCGCTGCGTAATACTGCTCCAGAATCTCCTGCTCAAGGTCTAAATTGGACAGCTTATTAGCTCTCAGGGGGTGATACCGAGTTGAATTGTTCGGGATTAGGGTCAAGTTTTCCATATTTTTTCCTGATTCTGACTGCGGTTGCGTAAGAGACGTTGAGCAAGGTTGTGAGTTCTTTGGCTGGCAAGTGTGCTTTTGAGGCTCTGAATTCGTTTCGGATACGGATCAAGTCTACTTTGGCAAGGGTGGACGACTTATTGTTACGTCGCAACTGCCTTCGAATGGTCACAGGGTGGACGTTTAGCAGTTTTGCGATCGCGTGACTGGGCAAGTCACCATTCTGGTACGCAAGTTTTAGGTCGTCGGGTATGTGTAGCATGATTGGCGGATTGTAGCTGGTTTTGGTGTGTCTGTGTGCGCTATCATTTTAATAGTAAAAAGTTGGTATTTTTTTGGCAGCCGGGG